AACACGTTTTGTATAATATTTATAATTCTATGTGTACTAGCTCTATATCGACGCTCGGTTACACTTACTCAAGAGCGTGGACGATTCCATACTTGAGACAGTCTTTTGGGGAGAGGTAAATATCTTTTTTCATAAGCTTATTTAGCTTTTTCTCAGGAATCTTGGTCTTTTCGAGATACATCTTCTTCAAATTTTTCATAAACTTATCCGTTGATTTCAGCTCATGTTTAAGTTCCTGAAAATTACCCCATAATTCTGTAGAAATTTGATGAATGAGGACGTATGCATTTTTCCCCATAAGTCTCTCAGAACCTCCAAGCAACATGAACGTCGCGGCACTGCAACAAGATCCCTGGGCGATGGTAACAATCTTTACACGAGATGATTCGAGAGTGTTCATCATTGTCATACCAGCAAAGATGTCTCCACCTTCACTCATGATATGAACCCTAATTAGGGGTTCGTACCCAAAGAGTTCAGCTTTCTTTTTAAGAAGTTCGATCTCCAATTTTTTAAATTTTTCAACGAAGTCAAGGGCATTTTCCCGATCGACATCAGCATAGAAGAGAATTTCGTTCCCAATAACCTTAACATATTCTTCAGTTTCAGGTTCTTCTTCCTTCGTAGACATTCTTTAGAGCCTTTTTTATTTTAGTTACTTCTCTTGATTTTAAGCCACTTCCAACAGCCAAATGATTAATGACGTCGAAGTCTTGAGGTGTGATTCCATATTCTACCAACTTACTTAGGTCTCCTTTCTCCGCATATTTCTTCAAAAGACACAATTCTTCAATCCCCAATCCCATTCTCGATTTTTTCTTAATTTCCTCAAATTTACCCTTTCTCATTTTGTAATTACCAAGTTTAGTCCAACAACTCCCAGGTCTAATTTTATCCTTCACGAGAGGTTCACCTAAACACTTCTTTGGTATCGTGAGGGCGTGTAACACAAAATAAGGCATGAGACTCCAATTACCATATTTGTATATATGATTGTCGTAGTAATCAGCTGTAGAAAATGATTCTGTAATTTTTAAAACATTTACACCATTCGAATTAATGTAATTCTCTTGAAAAATATCCCACATNTGTCCATGTTCGTGTATACTATCATGNATAGGTATAGGATTAGGATCTGACAGTACTTCAGCAATAAANTCTTTNGGTGTTTTGAAAATATCCATTTNATCATANCCNTCNAGATAAGTGAAAAAGTTTCGAATATTACCATTACATCTATACGCCGCATTCTCAGCCTTGGGACCCTTATCTTCTGTAAGTGTGAGTAATGTATCTGGTTTGTGTCTAGGGATAAACACNGTTTCAAAATTTGGATACATACACATGTTTACAGAAGTCACCAATAATGAACCACGAGTCAGAGGGACACCATCCGAAACTTGTTCTATGATAGGTTTAAACACTGGATCATAGTCTTCAATAAATACATGCTTTGTAGAAGGTTTAATAAATGTCAGAAACGGTGATTTACTTTTCAGATGATCGGTTCGTAGTTCAACATGATTTAAACCTTTCAATACTTCTTCGAGAATATACGATTTCCCAACACCATATCCCCCACATATGAATACATTCTTTCTTTCATCTAGATACTTACGAATGAGTTTGATCTGTTTTGTGTGAATTGTTGTCACGGTATTTATCTCTTCTTTTTTTTGCTCGATTACTTTAATGAAAGAGTCCATTGATGATCTTACTAATCAGGCCATAGATTTAGTGCTTGAAAATGACGCACTACATAAACGTATCGTAGAACCTTTAAAAAGGAAAATTTTACCATACGTTGCATGTGGAGTTCTTACCAATGTGGTTATGTTTATTCTTTTGGCGTACCTTGCTCGACGTCTGTCTCTTCTTCCTCTAACTCCTCAACTTCATCTAGATTAGATTCTTCACTAGCTTCACTTGGTGGTGGTGTTTTCGATTTAGAAAGAAATTTACCTACACGCTCGAGAGGTGTATTTTTAGTTATAGCTTCAATTGGCTCAATAGTCTTGGGAAGTTTGAGAATTGGAATTGAACGCACATTAAGAATTTCNGGTTTTGTAAAAATATTATCAAGTGGGTATTCTTTATCAAAATCTTTCATTATTTGTTTAGGNATTGATGGAGATTGTTCNAGGAGTCTGTCGTATTCAGTNTTNCAGTCTTCAACAAATTTCAAACCATCCTTCTTACGTTCATCACGTGATATCGCTAACATGAGTCGAATATTTCTAGATAATAGACCATGAGCTAACGCCGCAGTTCGATGATTTTCCATTAATTCATTAATTTTTAAGAATTGCATGATTGTGGCAATCAGTCCTGCAATTAAATTCAAACCACCTATCACAGATGGTGCAGCGGGTTGAATACTGGGGGGGAGTGTAGATTGTGCAAAGTTAGCTGTTCCTGTAATAGTCGAAAGTACAATGACGGGTAAGGTAAATTTCATACTCAGGTCTTTATAGAGTAAATATGATCTATGATGCATAAACCTATAACACGCACAGGCCTCACCCCATTGTCGTAATATAATTTCGTGCTGATCATTCCATACAATTTTTTCTTTTACCATTGTATATAGTAAATGAATATAATTTTTGCACTACATGTTATTTTTTTACTCATGATTTTGATAGTACCTTTTACAAATAATCGTAGAAATCTTGAGTTTTACTCGATGGTTATACCATTCATTTTTTATCATTGGTCAGTGAACGANGATACATGTGCATTAACCCAAGCGGAGATTGCAATGACTGGTAAATCGAAGGATGAAACTTTTATGGGCAGGNTAGTGGGTCCAATTTACAAAATGGAGGAGAATGATGTAAATAAGATGACGAAGACTATGTTTTTNGCNCTNTGGGCATTTGTTCAGTATAGATTGGGTGTTTTCGACACGTTCTTTGATGAACTAAAAGTAACACTCAAAGGTAAAACTACTTCTTCTTGACGAGTTCTTGAACTTGTTTCATAAAATTACGATTCCTTTGAATCCTGGGGTCGGCAGCAATTAAACGAAGAAGAGCTGCTGTAGGTATAACAGGTTTGTTACCATTGGATTTAGGAGTCTTTTTTAATTTCGTCTTTGCGTTCTGGAGTTGTTTAGCTGTTGGCATTTATTATACACGTATATTTATTATTTCACCGCGTTTGAATAATACCAGGTATTGAACGTATATCTAATCGTGTCATTTTCGAGTTCAGTTGTGTAGTGTGGATGAGTCCAATACGGTGGGAAAACTATAGCTTGCCCCTTCTTTAATTTTATTTTAAATTTTTGTTGAGGAAACACAATCTCACCACCACTATAATTATCATTCAATGCACCAATTATTCCCAACATTCTTGGTTTGGCATCAACAGGGTTTAAATGGTCACACTCCATAACACCATCAGTATGTATAGCCGTACTTCCGTGAATTTTTCTATAGGTAGGTCCACAAAAATCATGAATATTAAATATTAAGTACTTGGATTTTATATACTGAGCCAAATTTCTAAGTTTTGATAACATATATTCATGACTGGATATATTACAATTTTTACTCGGTGGTAAAAAGTGACACTTAACATGCGTACCTATATTGTGATCAGGTTCATAAAGTAAATCAGAATCCTGTAATTCTTTTACAATTTGATCACAATGTTTTTCAGATATTAGGTTATCGAATAAAAAAATTTGATTTGATGGAGTACGTTTAATCGCATCTAAATATTCTCCCTTTTCGAGATTTATATTAAATTTCATACTTACTAAACGTGCATTTTATACTTTAAGTTTAAACTTATCAAAGAAGTGAACAGAAGTTTTAAAGTTGTAATATAAAATCATACATATGGCATCGGCTATATCATGTTTTCTTTCGTATGGAATATCAATGTTTGTATATTTTTCGGCAAGTCTAATTGACCTATCCTTTCTCTCTTCATAATCTAAGTGTCTCATACCAAAATGCGTATGTATACTTATAGGTGAAATTAAAATAACTTTATCTTTGAACATATAATGTAATAAAATTTCAATATTTGTGAATCCACCGGGTGGTTGTCTTTCTATCAAAATTTTATCGACCGAATCAAATATATCTTGGTGATCCTCAACAAATAAAGGAATAAGATCAACAAAGTCATTTGAACGTAAATATTTATAATCTTCAAGACTCACTTTCTTTATGTATTCAATATCAATAGTTGGACCTTTACCTACAGAATTAGCAATTGCCAGACCCATATTATGAAATCCAATATCTATAGATAGGACCCTCATATTTTTAATTATACAACTTCTTTTAACTTAAACGCGAGTGAAATTCTTAACATATCTGTAATACGATTAGGAGCTAATCCACGATGATTTAATTTTGAATTGAATAATACAGCTCTGTTTCTGTATGGATTGATGTTAATGACTGTACCATTTTTATTTTTAAATTGTGTATATCCACCAACCTTATCTATATTACCGGGGTTAATGTCACTCATATAAATTATAAGTGTGTATGTATTATCTTCATCGGAATCTGTATGAAATTCTCCATCCTGTCCGAATGTCTGACCATTGAAATATTTTGAAGTTACTATAAATTTTTTATTGTATTGCTTTTCTACTCTATTAATTATTTTATTTACAATTGTTTGATCTTTTAGATTACTGGACCAAAACATATATGAATCTTTTCGGTCGTCTGAGTAGTTGTCAAATTTCCAACCTTGTACATTTAAAATATCAAACAATTGATTTAATTCAGATTCTATAAGGAAATTATCGATAACATTTATGTCTTTCATTTCATAATCAATGATTAATTTCCTTAACTATAGTATATGAAGAACAAGCAAAAAACTCAATTATTGCTATTGACGGTTGTTGTACTTGTCGCGGCTGTAGGTTACATGTTCTACAACCCCCAAGTTGTCGAGGTCCCAGTAGAAGTAGCTGTCCCAGTACCCGTACGTCCGGTACCTACTCGTCGTGGTCACACCCAAGAACCCGAATTTAGGGGTCCACCCATCAAACAATACAAGCCTGGTCACATGCAACAGATGGGTCTAATCACGAATGGTGATGAGACTCTCCCTCTCTA